TTCAATAACTGTATAGATTATTTAAATTTCATGTATTTTAATAGATATACATAAAATAGTTAATTATATTGGTAAGTTTTATAAACAGTTATTTAAAAGTTGGAATAGGTATAAAAATTGTAAGCAGTATCATTTCAAATAAAAAATATCAGTCCTATACAAAATATATAAATTCCGTACAGGGCTGATATTATTTTATGAGAAAAAACTTATAGTATTGAAATCTCATTTATTAAAGCTATGGGATTTTGAAATATATGTTATCTTTATGTAGGTCACACGATTTTTCTCAGATAATAAAATCATAACTGCTAATTTACTATATCTTGTATATAAGTATCTAATAACTTGCTAAAAATCGTAGTTTTAAAATCAAAATACCGCCTAATAAATCCCTTTCCATTGATATTTTCATATTCGCTATTAATGATTACCTTCTTAAATGCCTTAAGCCATGAAAATCTGCCAATTCCTTTACCGCCAATATCAACTTTATGCATAGAATCTGATTCTAAAAAAGATTCCATGTTTTCATCATTAAATCCACAACCATTATCTATAATTTCAAAACCATCTACTTCAGCTATCCCATTATCGACACCAGGAAGTTTATCTTGCATGGATCTCTTTACATGGATAATAATACTACCTTTAAAATTATTATTTTTATTTTGCATACGTCGTTCATCAATTGCATTAATTGAGTTAATAATAGCTTCAAACAGAGGCATCAGCGCTTTTCTTTTCGATAAAGAATAATTCTTAACTTTCCCAGCCAGATTCACAGAAAATATCCTTTCCATGTATAATGCCCCCTTTAATCTTTCATAGACTTGATTTATTCCCAGTGTAGCATTTATCTATAAAATTATAAAGAGTACTATTTACCAAATATCAACCTGTCTTTTTTTGCTTGACTTAGATTGCTGAAAACTATACTGCTATTTGAAGTAAAAAGCACATGCCGTTTAAGAACATGTGCTCTTTTAATTGCGTTTCCCAATTTTCACACATACACTATATCACATGTCAATAGTGACTTTTAATGGCGTATTTTCCAAATCAACCAATCCCTGCCCGTGCAGCCTGTAAATCCAGCGCAAGTCAAGATTTATTTCAACAGCAATTTTCTCCCATTTTTGATTAAGTATGTATCTGCGGTACAACACTGCCCATCGGTCATGGTTTTTCTCACAGCTAATCAGAGCTTCTGCTTTATCCTGCATATCCATTAACCGAATAAGTTCCCGTGATGTTTCTGCTCTTTTCAATTCGAGTCTGCAGATTACTTCATCAAGTGATTTCACGTTATTTGATTGTATTTTGTCACCTAATTGTGGAGATTTTAAAGAGATGACTTCACATTCAATTTTTTTCATCCGTTCCTTGCAAGCCTCCACTCGTGAATGCTGCCGCCGAATACTATTCAAAAATTCTTTAACGGTCATTATCTTCTCTTTTCGCTACGACACATAACGAACAAAACAGTAATCCTACGCACGCCCCAAACATCGCCCCAAAAATAAACATCATGTTACTACCTCCGTGAACATCAAACTTTCACTTCTTCTACACTTATCTTTAAAAAGCCACTGCTCTGTGAATACCATTTCCCACACGTCACTTCAATAACCTGCTTATCATCTTTATAGGCCACCCCGTTTAGTGCATCTAAGACCGCTTTCAAAATATTATCCACATCTGGTTTCTTTGCCGGTCTGTTAATGTTATGTTTACACGCCAGCCGCTTTCCTTTCATGTAGGATTTTGGAATCGAGAAATAGGCATTGATCATTACGGAAACATAGTTATCTATCGGAAACATTTCTCCGCCGGCTGCTAAAAAAGCAGCTTTGATCTGTTTTTCATACTTTGCTGTTTTTGCCGGTGTATAAACTGTGCCGCTCCGTCTGCTGAACCGCGGCCTTGCTTTTCCTTGAGGCTCTCCTTCAACGATAAATTCCATCCCACCACCTCAGAACGGCAAATCATCATTTTCCATCTGTGGTGGCAGTTCACTTTGAGCTGTTCCGAACTGTTCAAAATCGCCTGTTCCCGCTTCTGCTGCTTGTGCTTTCTTGATATTCAAAGGGCTCGCGACAAATTCCGCGACAATCTCCGTCATGTATTTCTTGTCTCCGTCCTTGCCGTAAGAGTAGCTGCTGTACCGCCCCTCTACAAACACCGGCATCCCTTTCTGCAGCTGGTTTCCGATGGCTTCTGCCCATGGCGGCCACGCTTTTACTCGTACATAATCAGTAAACTCCTGCTTCTCTCCATTCTGATTTACAAAATACCGATTGACCGCTACCGTCATCGTTGCTACCGCTTTCCCGGATGTCGTGCTCTTGATTTCAGGATCGCGTACAAGGTTTCCGCAAATCTGACAATTGTTCATATTTATCATGTCATTCTCCTTTGCTTTTCTTCGACTCAAGCGCTTTAATGACTACAACTAATGCCATCCAAACTCTATCGTTAAATATTTTTTCTTCTTCAGCTGTTTTTCCGGCCGGAATCCAGTATGTACTGTCAGATAGACCACTTAGCAATTCTTTTAATACTTCAATTGCTACTTCTAATATCACGATCCATTCCTCCTTTCTCAAACCTCATTTTTCCGCAGGCTTTCTCCTGCTTCTATAAGCAACCTGTTCGCATGCTTCAACCTGTCAAAAATCCGTGCCATGTACCTCTGATTCATTTCTTCCGGCGTCTTATTTGTCGTAATAATTACCGGCAGGAGTTCGTTGTACCGTTTAGATATAATTGCATCAACCGCGTTCAGTACCCAGTCATTTTGATACTCCGCACCCATGTCATCAAGAATCAGTAGATCTGTTTCTTTTGTGCGCGTTCGAACTTCTTGTGAAAGATTATTCTGCAGAAGGCTGTCCATCAATTCCGGCATCGTGATGAAATACGCCCGGTTATAATCTTTCATAATTTCCTGCGCTATGGCCACCGCCATTGTTGTCTTCATGCGTCCTACCGGTCCGGCGAATATAAGCCCTTGCCCTTTTGCCTTATGTGCCTTGAAATTCTTAGCGTAATCTTTCGCGATGGCATAGTGGCTTTTCAGCAGCTTGGAATCCGGTAATCCTTTTCTTTCAATGTTCTGAAACGTGCATGCATGGTACCGCCTGCCTATTCCGGCTTTATACAGCCGATTCGTCCATTTTTTTCTTTCTTCTGCCGCTTCTTCTGCTTCTGTCTTTTCGTTTTGCTCATTTAAGCGGCCATTGTTTTTGATAAATGTCTCCATTTTTTTCTGGAGAGCATCCATATCCTGTCCAATCTGTTCCATTTTCACCACCCATCTTTAATACCTTTCCACTCTTCCGGAGAGGCGATATGTCCATAGCTTCCTCCCGCTTTTTTCTGCTTTGGTCTTTTGAGTGACCAGAATCCGAGCCATTGATTTTCAATTGACTGCTCTACAATGAGAATGGCGTCCTCTATATTCCCGTTTGATAATTTTTTGAGTTGTGTCAAATTCTTTTTAAGAGCCGTCGGTGATACAGAAGCTTTCCTTTCTTCTCTCATGTCCAACCACCTTCGGAGTGATTCTTCCAATTCAGGATTGGATGAAAAGTAAGATTGAATGATTTCATCTTGAGAAGAAAGAACGTTCTTTTCTTCTTCCTTTTCTTTACTTTCCTTTCCTTTTCTTTTCTTTACTTTACTTTGTTCATTACTGTATACATTAATCGAGTTATTGCATACATTAATTGAGTTATTGTCGACATTAACGGAAATGAGTGCAAAATCCCTACGGAGAAACGCTGCTTTTCTTCGAGAAGTTACCTCCAAAAATCTTTTTTGGATTCCCGCAGAAGTCAGAATTCCATGTTTTTCCTTCATGCTTGCATCAAAGAAACCGACCTGTAAGGCTCTTTTAACAACCTCTTGTACGCATCCTTCCGTGACGCCAATCTCATCCGCCACTATGAAAGGCAAATCCTCTGTCCACCAAATGTAGTACCCCTCGTCTCGATAGCAGCTACCCAGCAGCCAGATTAGTACTGAAATTGCCGACGCACCGCATGACTTAATTATCCGGCGCACTTTCATATCCTGTAAAAAGCCGACATCCAAGGGAAAGTAATCAAGCCCTTGTTTGAGCGGCCGTGCCATGGCATCACCCCTTTCAATTAACCAGCATCATTCCAGCGGATATAGAGTTCCGTCTACATACTCATAGATCCTGATTCCTTTTGCTTTTGCATAACCGTATTCGGACATGCATCCTTTGCTCTGTCTCCAGTATCCGGACAAAATCAGAAGAGTGCAGTTGTTGAGAAGTCTAAAATCGTACCGGAGAATCTCCGTTTCTTCCATATTTTTTCCTTCCAAGAATGAATACGCATGGAGAGGAGAAATGATCGTCAGGTTGGGGTATTTCTTCATGATTTTATACGCGATGTCTCCTGTTTCCTCTACATTAGCCTCCTTAATTTCTTCCGCAAATACTTTCGCAAATACTTTCGAGCTTTTAGCGACGGGAGCGTAGGGAGTGTGGGATGGGCCAAGTAGGCCATCCCACACTCCATCTCCGGAAGAGGATTTCTCTTAATTTCTTCCATCGCTCAGTACCTCCCCCGTTTCCTTGTCCACCGCAGGCGGTATTTCATCAAATGGGATTTCTTCGTCCTGCGGTGTTTGTGCTTCCGCATCGATGGTTACCGTTTCGTCCGGCAAGTCCGTCATGTTTTCCGAAATACTGGTTTTAATTGTTTCGTCTTCTTTGACCTGTTTTGCGAAATCAGATTTTAAAGGCGCGTATTTCAAAACTTTCTTAAGTACGGTCTTCTTTGCCATTTCGTCAAAATCCGTTTGCCATGGTCCATTTTTATATGTTTTAGACTTCGTCCGCGCAAATTGATCTACATCCTCCCGGCTCATAACTTCGAATCCTTCTCCGCCGTTTTTCAGCTTGATGACAGCGTAGTATAAGATGACCGGGCCCCTGTC